GATAACTGGGGCCTTGAGCCGTGGGGTGATACTGATGAACCGGTTGTTACATTAACAGGATTTGGATTAACTTCTTCTGTTGGAGAAGTTTCAGCATTTAACGAACAAGGTTGGGGTAGAGATACTTGGGGTTTTGAAAACTGGGGTGAATCAGCAATTACAGTTGTTGTTGATGTAGAATCTAGTGGAGTAGCAACTACAAGTGTTGGAGAAATAACTCCAACTGAAATGGGTATCGGATTAAGTGGTCAATCGGCTACAGCATCAGTAGGAACACTAGGGGTAGCATTTGGTGTAAGCACTGAACCAATTAGTTCAGCTGGAGTAGGTACAACAGCTGTTGGAAGTATTGGTTTAGAAATAGGAGTTCCTTTAACTGGAATTGCAGCAACTTCTTCAGTAGGTGAAATTACACCAACTGACATGGGTATAGGATTAACTGGAATTGCAGCAACTTCTTCAGTAGGTGAGTTAGCAGTAGTAAATGTTGAACTGGTAGATTTAACAGGAGTAAGTGCTACCTCAACAGTAGGATCAATTTCTTTAGACCAGATGACAATTGGATTAACTGCTCCTAGTTCTTTAACGGGAAGTGTAGGAACAATAGCACCAGCAGATGTTATTGGATTAACTGGTCAATCTGCAACTGTTTTATTGGGTGAAGTTTCTCCTTTATATACTAGAGATTTAAGTTATAATACTAGTGCGTCTTATTCAATTAAGACATACAACACAAGTGCCTCTTATACTGAAAAAAATCATGCGGGATAAATAGGTTGACTTGCTATTCAATTAACAATATAAATAACATTTATTAGGAGTACAAAATTATGGCATCAACTTATTCAGAGCTTGGTATAGAGCTAATGGCAACCGGTGAAAATGCCGGTACTTGGGGAACAAAAACTAACGCCAACTTAAATCTAGTAGAACAAATTTCTGGTGGATATGTAGAACAATCAATTGCAGGTGGTGCACAAACCACTAATTTACTTGTAGCAGATGGAGCATTAACAGGTAAAGCTCAAAACAGAATTATAAAACTTACAGGATCTATAACAGGTAACCAAATAGTTACTATTCCTGTTAACATGGAAAATTTTTACATTATTAATAATGCTACTACAGATGGTGCAGGTACTCCTACAGTTCAAATAAAAGCAATATCTGGTTCAGGTGCAACAGTTACTTGGGGAGCAGGAGAAAAAGGATTTAAAATACTTTACGCAGACGGTGTTGCAACAAATACAGGTATTTACGATACAGGTTTTTCAACAACAGATGGAGATGTAACTTTAACTGGAACACAAACTTTAACTAATAAAACTTTAACATCACCTAAAATTGGAACATCTATTTTAGATACTAACGGAAATGAATTATTTTTATTAACAGCTACAGGTTCAGCAGTTAATGAATTTACATTAGCTAACGCAGCAACAGGTAATGATCCAACACTATCTGCAACAGGTGGTGACTCAAACATAGACATTGCTATCAAACCAAAAGGAACAGGGGAAACTGTATTTGGTACGGGAGCAGCTGCAGCTACACTTACATCAAGTGGTGCTAATGATTTAGTATTAGACACAAACTCTGGAACTAATTCTGGAACATTTACAATTACAGACGCAGCTAATGGTGCTATGACTATGGCTCCTAATGGCTATGGAAAATTTACAATTACTGGTCAAGGAAAAATTCAAGCCGTTGCAGAAAAAGTTACAGTAGAAGCAACTGCAGCTACTGGAACTAAAAATTTTGATGCCTTAACTCAAGCTGTTTGGTATTACACAACAAACGCTTCAGGAGATTGGACAATTAATCTTAGAGGAGATGGTTCTACAACGATGAATACTATTATGGCAACAGGAGAATCTTTAACGCTTTGTCACTTAGTAACTATCGGCAGTTCTGAATATAGAAATACTACTGTTCAAGTAGATGGAACTACATCAGGTGTTACAACAGAATGGCAAGGAGGCGAAGCGCCTACTGAAGGAAATGCTAATTCTATTGATTCTTATGTTTACACTGTTATTAAAACAGGGGACGCAACCTACACAGTACTTGCGTCTTTAACGCAATATGCATAATAAAAGGATAATATAAAATGCCTTTAATAGCAACTCGAGCAGCAGCATCTTCAAGAGGATTTGGACAACAACAAGGTGGTGGTCTATCTCCATATGATATAGAGTATTTACTAATCGCAGGAGGCGGTGGTGGTGGTAATGGTAGAAACGCTGGTAACTCAGAAGGTGGCGGAGGCGGCGGTGCCGGAGGATTCTATACGGCTACTTACTCTCAGGTTGTTTCAGGCACACAAATAACTGCAACAGTTGGTGGTGGAGGTAGCAGCAATGGTTCAGCAGATTCTAATGGTGGTGCAGGTGGTAATTCATCTGTAGCAGGTTCAGGTTTAACTACTTATACAACGGCTGGCGGTGGTTACGGCGGTGGATATAATACTACTGGTGGAAATGGTGGTTCTGGTGGTGGTGGAGGTGCTTTCAACGGTAGCGGTGGAAGTGGAAACACACCAAGTCTTTCACCAAGTCAAGGAAATAATGGTGGCGCAGGGGAACCTGGCGGTGAAGCCGGAGGTGGTGGTGGAGCTAATGGAAATGGTGGAAGTGGTTCTAGCGGAACTGGCGGATCTGGTCGAGCATCTTCAATAACTGGTGGTTCAGTAACTTATGCTGGAGGCGGTGGTGGTGGAAGCCACAACAATACAAAAAGTGGCGGAAGTGGCGGCGGTGGAACTGGTGCTCATGGAAACCCATCTCCTAGTCCTACGGCTGGAACAGCAGGAACTGCTAATTTAGGTGGCGGTGGCGGTGGAGGATCTACACCAGATGTTAACCCTTCTCGAGCTGCTAATGGTGGAACAGGTGTTGTTATATTAAAAATGCCAACTGAAAACTATACAGGAACTACATCAGGTTCACCTACAATTACTACTTCAGGTAGTGATACAATTATTAAATTTACTGGAACAGGGACGTACACAGCATAATGGCACACTTTGCAAAAATTGACGAAAATGGAATTGTTATCGACGTTCAATCGGTTGCAAATCAAACAATACAAGATAGTGAAGGAGGTGAACAAGAAAGTCTTGGTGTTGCTTTTTTAAATAAAGTACACAAAACAGATGATGTGTGGGTACAAACTTCTTACAATCATAATTTTAGAAAACAATATGCCGGTCTTAAATATACTTATGACTCGGTAAAAGATAAATTTATTTCACCTAAACCTTTTGAATCTTGGGCATTAGATGAAAATGACGATTGGCAAGCTCCAATTACAACTCCAACTATACATAATGATGGAGCAGACCCTGTTGTATGGAGATGGGCTATTTATTGGGACGAAAGTGCTTACCAAGATGATAATACAAAAGGCTGGAAAGCTGCAAAAAGAAATAATGTAGACAATTCAGTTCATGATGATACAACTATACATGATTGGAACGGTACAAGTTGGGAGGCTCCTTAAAATAAATAGTAAAAGAAAGAAAAATAAATAAATAGTAAAAGAAAGAAAAATTAAATGAAAGATAAAATAGAATTTGTAAGTACATTGGCAGGTGTGTCAGACATGTTTCCTATATTACCATCAAGTAAATATGGGCCAAGATGGATTAGTAAAGCAATGACAGATTATAAGGCTAATATGAATAAGACTGAAAAGTTTAGACATGTAGCACAGTGTCCTGGAATATTTGCAATGTTTAAAACAGGTTATATTGTAACCTCTTGGTACGATGTAGTTATATCAACTATTAAAAATAAAGAAGGGTTTCACTGGAAAATTGCAGACGCTGATCTTGTAAAATATGCAAAGATAAAACTTGTAGATACTCATGGTGATCAAATCGAAAAGTATATCCCTAAAAGAAAAGGTCAGATAGAAAACATAATTAAAATTAATACGCCTTATCATATTATAGCACCTAAAGGTGTTAAGTTTATGTTTATGCCTTTACCCTACCCTGATTCTTTTGATTATGAAAGTGTAACAGGCATTTTAGATCCAAGAGATTCTAGTGAATTAAATATACAATTAAATTGGTATAAAGAAGAAGGTGAAATTTTAATAAAAGCGGGTACTCCTTTAATGTATATACTACCTATATCAGAAAAAAAATATAGTGTTGTAAGTAGAGATGCAACAGAAAAAGAAATGAATTGGATTGAAAAAAGAAAATATTTTAATAGTTTTTCTTTTACGCCAATACGAAATAAGATAAAAACTTTATACGAAAAGTATTTTCAATGAAAGAACATATATTTCCATACGAAAGTTTTATAGGTGGTTGGTATATACCACCAAGTATTTGTAATAATATTGTAGATTATTTTAATAAAAAGAAAAAAGAAAACTTAACCTATGAGGGAGAGGTGAGTAATTATGGAACTAATCAAATTGTAAAAGAAATAAAAGATAGTGAGGAATTAGAAATACACCCACATAATGGTGAAGAGCCTTTTAAAAAATATAGAGATTATTTACAAAAAAGTTTAGAAAAATATTTAGAAAAATACACCATGTTAAATAAGGTATCTAATTTTAATATCACGGTAAATTATAATATACAATACTATAAAAAAGGTGGAGGTTTTAAAGTGTATCATTGTGAGAGAGGAAATTTAAATAATTGTAGCAGGCAACTTGTTTTTATGACTTATTTAAATACTATAAAAAAAGGTGGAGGCACAGAATTTTATTATCAAAAAATTACAACACCAGCTAAAAAAGGATTAACATTATTTTGGCCAACAGATTGGACGCATACACATAGAGGTCAAATTAGTGATACAGAAGAAAAATATATAGTGACAGGATGGTTTAATTATGTCTAAAAAATATTATGAATACTAAATATTGTTATTATTATTTTACAGGAGCATTAAGTTCTAAATTTTGTGATGAAGTTATAAAATATGCATCACAGAAACAAGAAATACCAGCTATCACTGGAACTTTTGGAACAAAAAGAAATGTTGCAAAAGATCCTCTTACAAAAAAGGAAGAAAAAAAATTACATAAAAAAAGAAAGTCGGATGTAGTGTGGTTAGATGACCGATGGATTTATAAAGAAATTCAACCATACATACATGAAGCAAATTTTCAGGCGGGGTGGAATTTTCAATGGGACTGGTCCGAACAAATTCAGTTTACTAAATATAAAGTAAAAGGGTATTATGGTTGGCATTCTGATTCTTTTCATAAACCATATGAAGATACAACAGATATAAACTTTCTTGGTAAAATAAGAAAATTATCTGTAACTTGTCAACTAAGTGATAGTGTAGATTATAAAGGAGGGGAGCTAGAGTTTCAACCTAGGAATAAAGATAATCCAAACCTGACTATTCAGTGTAAGGAAATATTACCTAAAGGATCGATTATTGTTTTTCCTTCTCACGTGTGGCATAGAGTAAAACCAATAACGAAAGGTATTCGACACTCTTTAGTTTTATGGAATTTAGGTTATCCTTTTAAATAATGAAAAAATATAATTTTAAAAAAGACGGATTTACTATTATTAGAAAAGCTATCGACCCTAAGATTGCTGACTTTGTTTATAATTATTTTTTAATGAAAAAACAGGTTACTGAAACATTTTTTAAAAGTAGGTATATTTCTCCTTTTGAAGAATCGTGGGGAATATTAGGAGATATTCAATGTCCAAAAACATATTCTCATTATGCTGATATTGCTATGGAACTTTTATTACTTCAAACTCTACCTACTGTTGAAAAAAATGTTAAATTAAAACTAAATCCAACTTATTCTTATGCTAGAGTGTATACACAAGGGGATGAATTAAAAAGACACACAGATAGATATAGTTGTGAAATATCTGCAACTGTAAATTTAGGGGGTTCTATGTGGCCCATTTACATTGATCCCACAGGTAAACAAGGACAAGCTGGTATTAAAGTAGATCTTAAACCAGGAGATATGTTGATATATAAAGGAGATAAACTAGAGCATTGGAGAGAAAAATTTAATGAACAGACATGTGTTCAAGTTTTTTTACATTATAATAATAAACTATTGGAAAATAAAGATAATATATTTGATAGACGACCACATTTAGGCTTGCCTGCCTGGTTTAAAGGCTTTAAATTTACCTAAGAATGTAGTAGAATAATATTTTGGCGGGAGATTCCACCACATCGTCTCCTGCCTAAATATTATAGGATTTTTATGTTACAAAAATTAGGTTTTTTACCGGGATTTAATAAACAAGTTACATCAACAGGCGCTGAGTCTCAGTGGACTGGTGGTGAAAATGTGCGTTTTAGGTATGGTACACCAGAAAAAATAGGTGGTTGGAACCAATTAGGCGGTAGTAAATTAACTGGTGCAGCTAGAGGTTTGCATCACATGGTTAATAAAGAGGGTATTAAATATGCTATTATTGGCACAAATAGAATTTTATATGCTTACACAGGAGAAGTGTACTATGATATACATCCACTAGTTAATCCATCAGGAACAGCTATTACAAATGCATTTAGCACATCTAATGGATCACCTACTGTTACAATTACATTTAGTGGTGCACATAATTTTGAAGAAGGTGACATTATATTATTTGGTGAAACAAGTACTTTTAGTTCCATTACAAATTCTAATTTTACCGATACAGATTTTTGTGATAAAAAATTTATGGTAACAAGCGTAACTTCTTCTACCACTTTAACTATTACAATGGATAGTAATGAAAGTGGATCAGGAGCTACAACTTCTGGCGGTATAACTTAT